CTTGAAAAATTCTCCGGGGGTAAAAAAATGATATTTGCTTTTGGGTGTCTTAGCTCAGGCTTCGTATAGTAATTGGCCTTTCGTGAACATTTGCAATTCCACTCAACCCCCTGAACAGTTGCGAGTGTTATCCTTTCTCCAGTGCTATACGTAGTCTGAGCTAGGGCATCCATTCGGAAAGGACATATTTATGGATGAGAAAAGAAAAAAATCGTCTCATCCAGCCTTATCACCTAAACAAAGAGAGGACAGATTGATATCGCTTGCTTACGACAGAACAGAAGCAATGTTAACTGATCCGAAATCAAAAGTCTCCTCGCAAATGCTAACATATTTGCTAAAGCGAGGAACACTTGAAGCTGAAATTGAACTCGAAAAGTTAAAGAAAGAGAATAAGCTTTTAGAGGCAAAGACAGATGCAATCGAGACCTCTAAGAGAGAAGCGGAGTTGTATGAAGAAGCTATGCGCAAATTCCGATATTATTCAGGGGAAGACGAAGATTAAAACCTATTCCGAGTTGATCACAATTCAGGATTATGCCGATAGGTACAGATACCTGAAGATAGGTGGTAAAGCTGGGGAAGAAACTTTTGGCACAGAGAGATATTTAAACCAAATACTCTACAAGTCAAGAGAATGGAAAGAATTTAGAAGAGAAATGATTCTAAGGGATAGCCTATACTTTAGAGACTGTTGCGATATGGCATGCTCCGAAGTTCCTATCAATGGAATCATCATTCTTCACCATTTGAATCCAATAACACCGGAAGATATTTTACAAAGAAGATCCTGTGTGTTCGATCCAGAGAATGTTGTTTGTGTTGCAGATTCAACGCATAAAGCGATTCATTATGGAGACGAAACGTTATTAATGAGATCTTCCTTTGTCGAAAGAAAACCGGGGGATACAACATTATGGAGGTAGACATGAAAAACAGAAGATTTTATGGCAACGAGCTCAGCACAACTTCTGATGAATTAAAAGAGGTTGCCCCTGCTGTTAAAGAAACAGAAAGCGAAGTACTGCCCGAGAAAATCGAGGAGCCTGTTCCTGAGAAAGAGATCGTAAGAGAAGGTGTTGCATCCGGAGACTTTAAGTATCTGAATGTTAGAAAGACACCCTCCGCAAAGGACGATAAGAACATCATCGCACAGATCGAAAACGGCGGGAAGGTTACTATCATCAGCGACCATGATGACTTCATCTTCGTTAAGTTCGATACAGGCAAAGGGATCGGTGGCGAAGGATATGTAATGAAGAAATTCATTAAAGAAGTGTAAGCGAGGATTCCGGTATGAAAGAAGAACAGTTAAATGAAAGCATTCTCCTTTCAGTACGGGAAGGACTTGATAGCGATAGCTACTATGACAATAGACTTATTATGTTTATTAACACAGTATTTGCAACACTATCACAACTTGGCGTCGGCCCGGAGGATGGATTCTCGATTTCCGGAACGAATGAAACATGGAATGATTTTCTTTCCGGAACAGATAACGCGAAAGAGATCTTCAACATGGTACAGACATACATGTTGTTGAAGGTAAGGCTGTTATTCGATCCTCCACAGTCATCCGCAGTAGCAAATGCTATAGCAGAATCTGCGAAAGAATACGAATGGCGGTTAAAGAAAGAGTCTGACTATTAAACGGGAGTAAAGCAATGAGTAACGATTTCTATGTTGGATACTATGAGGATCACTACTTTGCTCATCATGGTATCTTAGGCCAGAAACATGGCGTAAAGAATGGTCCTCCATACCCGCTTGATCCCGAAGATCACTCTGCAAGGGAAAAGAAAGCCGGATGGATTAAATCGCTTAAGGCTGGACATGCTGAGAGAAAGAAAAAGAAGCAGCGTCAGAAGGCTCTAGAAAAAGCAAGAGTTGCCAAGGCTGAGAAAGCAAAACAGGCAGAGCTGCAGAGAAAATTTGACGAAGAAAAGGAGAAAGTTCTTCGTAGCGGTAAGGCTTCCGAGATTCTCAAGTACAAAGGTCAAATGACCAATGACGAAATGGAATATGCGATCCAGAGAATCAACAAGGAAGAAAGGCTGTATGGTCTTAGTGCAAAAGAGCAGCAGGATAGTTGGCAGAAAATCGATAAAATCTTTGATAAGGTTGGAACGATTACGAACTGGGTCAACAAAGCTGCAAATGCATATTCTGCCGTCGACAATCTGTTAAAGAAATTTAATGGAGAAGAAGACGACAAATCTCTTATCGATAGGCTTATGAAGTCTGGAAACTTGGAAGAGGCTTATGAAAATAGAGATAAGATGACAGCAGACCAGCTTTCCAAAGTAATGGCTAAAGCTAAGCTTAACAAGCAGCTCGATGAAGAATTTGGAAAGAAAGATGGTAAAACTGAAGGAGATTCTATCTTCGATAAGATCAAGACTGGGGCTAAAGACCTTCACGATGCGTACAAGAGCTCCAAGGAATCCGAGTCAAAATCTTCAGACAAAAACCAAAGCGAAACCAGGGAAAACAAAAAGTCATCCGGAATGACTTACGATCAGTTTGTCAAAGAAGGATCTTCTTATGTTAACAGTTTGCTGAGAGGGCTGCCCGACAACGGAGGAAGTAAGTCAAGTTCTAATAAATGGTATGACTATGATGGCGATACCGTAGATCTGAATGACTACTTCAAGACATCAGAGAAAAAGTCCAGCTCAAATAATTGGTCTGAGAATTTCAAGAAAGCATCCAATGCAGTCGATGACTTCACAGACGAACTGCTCAAAGGCAATGCTGAACGGATGAGCGGTAAAAAGAAGAAAAAGAAGAAGTAAATCTTCATTAATGAAAGGATCGGGACATGTTATCAAATACAGCAGTCCCAAAATACTATGGGGAGTTCCGGGACCTCGTTCGAAGAGGTTTATATCCGGTAAATGAGAAAATCTCGTTAGAGATGAATCGCATTGATCAACTTATAGCGAATCCAAGATATTACTATGATCCGAAACCTTTGGAAGGATGGATCAGATTTCAAGAAGGCGAAATGGTTTTAACCGATGGCAGTCCTCAGTATGTCTTGGATTCATTTAAGTTGTGGGCGGAACAAGCACTGTGCTGGTTTTACTTCGAAGAACGAAGTGTTTATGAGCCTAACGAAGATGGGCATGGCGGTCACTATGTTACAAAGGTCATTAAAAGACGACTGACAAAGATTCAGTATCTTATAGTTGGAAGAGGCGCTGCAAAATCAGTATACTTGACAGATCATCATGGCTATGGCTTGGTAATGGATACCACAACTACTAAGCAGATAACAGTTGCTCCTACAATGAAACAGGCTGAAGAAGTAACATCGTTGCTATCAACAGCTATTACAATTAGCCGTGGTCCATTGTTTAAGTTGTTGACGAGAGGCTCAATTCAAAATACAACCGGTAACAGAATGAATCGCCCGAAACTTGCATCCACAAAGAAAGGTATCGAGAATCTGTTGACGAATTCGATACTTGAGATCAAACCTTTATCCATCGACAAGCTTCAGGGTCTGAGAGTAAAGTACTCGACACTTGATGAATGGTTGTCTGGAGAAATCAGAGAGAATCCCGTAAATGCAGTTGAGCAAGGTGCTTCTAAGATAGATGACTACCTGATCATTTGTGCATCATCGGAGGGTACCGTACGAAACGGTATCGGCGATGACATTAAGATGGAGCTGGATGACATTCTCAAAGGAGAATACGCAGCAGACCACATTTCTATTTGGTGGTACCGTTTAGACTCGATTGATGAAGTCAAGAACCCTGATTTATGGAAAAAGGCCAACCCGAATATCGGTATTACAGTGCAATACGATGCTTATCAAAGGGACGTAGAGAAGGCTGAAAAAGTACCGTCGGCGAGGAACGATATTCTCGCAAAAAGATTTGGTATCCCTATGGAGGGAACAACGTATTTCTTCCCGTACCATGAGACGCTTCCCCATAAGAAAAGAAACTATTGGGGTATGCCCTGTGCTATGGGAGCTGACCTTTCACAAGGCGATGACTTCTGTGCATTTACATTCCTGTTTCCTTTGAAGGATGGAAAGTTTGGAATTAAAACCAGATCTTACATAACGAGCAATACACTTGTTAAGTTGTCTTCTTCCATGAGAGAAAAGTACGAAAACGACTTCATGACTGAAGGAACTTTAATAGTTCTTGAAGGAATTGTGCTGAATATGGAAGAGGTTTATGAAGACCTGGACAAATTCATCCTCGATTCCGATTACGATGTACGTTGCTTTGGCTACGATCCGTACAATGCAGATGTATTTGTATCAAACTGGGTTCGTGACAATGGTGAGTATGGAGTTGGAAAGGTGATCCAAGGACGAAGAACTGAATCTGTACCTCTTGGGGAATTGAAGAAACTTTCTGAAGAGAGAATGCTTCTGTTTGACGAATCCCTAATGCAATTTGCTATGGGAAACTGTATTGTTCTCGAAGATGTGAACGGCAACCGTATGCTGTATAAGAAAAGAAGTGATCAGAAGATCGATAACGTTGCAGCAATGATGGATGCGTATGTCGCGTACAAAGAGAATATGGATCTGTTTGATTAAAATTCAAAATGGGAGTTAAAAGATGGGCGCTAACGATTTTTATGTTGGATACTATGAAGATCATTACTTCTCTCATCATGGTATTTTAGGTCAGAAGTGGGGAATAAGAAGGTATCAGAATCCAGATGGAAGCCTTACAACTGAAGGGCGAACGAGATATACCAAATCTGAAAAAATGGCCGAGGGAATATATAAAAAATATTCTATCTTAGAGCCGAAAATTACAAAAGACGTTCAATCTGCAATATCGAGTGCTGGTTCGAAAATTTATGGGTTAGAACATCGTAAGAAAACGAAAGAATCGCTTTCAAGAAAGATAGTTTCTGATCGAAAAAAGAAAAACATAACGACGGACCAGTCTGCAAAAGAAATTAATGATGCTTTAAGATACACTTCCGTGAGCAATGATGATGACTTTGTTTCAAACTACAATAAAGTAAAAAAGAATCTTGCCAAAAATGGGTATAAAGAGATAAAGTGCAAAAACTATTTCGATTTATATCGGCAAGGAAAGGCAGCTCACAAGCAAGTAACAAGTGTATTTTCTGATAAAGAAGGAAACGTCTTTGAAATACAATTTCAAACTCCTTCTAGCATAAAAGCAAAAGAGCTAAAGACACCTTTATACGAAGAAGTTCGTAAAGATGGTGTCAGTGAAGAAAGAAAAAAGCAGATTGTTACAAAAATGGATTTATTAGCTAAAAAAGTGAAAGATCCGAAAGGTGTAGATCGTATAAAAACATATGGATAAAAAGAGGTAAAAGCAATGAGTGACTTTTATAAAGGATACTACGAAGATCACTGCTTCGCTCATCACGGCATCCTTTGCCAGAAGTGGGGTATTCGTCGCTATCAGAATGCTGATGGAACTTTAACTGAAGCTGGCAAAAAGAGATATGGCGTTGAAAAAGCTGATGATTATTCTGGTTACAGCGCAAAAGGCGCAAAGAGAAGATTAAACGATCTTGATCAGGCAATAGTCTACAATAAAAGAAATCATCAGGATGCAAACATCTAGTCCGATTTATTTGGCATGAAAACAAAGAAGATGCTAAATAAAATGGATGCGCAAGGAAAGCCTGCCACAGAGCGTCAAAAGCAGAAATTGCAGAAGAGTATTAATGCTGGATTAAACAATGAAGCAAAAGTAGTTGCTGCTGAAATGCTAATCGAGCAGGGAAAATCAGAGATCAATAAAATTCTTGCCGGACAAGTTGGTAAGGGTAATAGTGTAACTTTGACAGGAACTGCAAGAAAAGCATTAACAAGAGGCGAAAAAGCATTATACGCTTCTGGAATTCTTGGTGGAGGAGCTATTGGAGGTGCTATTCTTGGAGGAGTATTAGCTTCCAATGGAGCTATTCAATCTGGATACAAGTATAAAGTAAAAGAAGATGGTCTTGGGAAATTACGGGTCATTGAAACCGCTGAGAGTAATCTGTATGACTCAGCAAACCGGCAGAGAGTTGAGCAATACGACAGGAAATTTGAAAGAATGCTTGACGAAGATCGTAAAAAGTCAAAATAGGAGTTGAAAATGCCATCATTAAGGACAAGAATCATTGAGGGATGGAACGCCTTCTTTAGAGGTAGAGATCATCCTTATGAAGAAACAAGATATGCGACTGCAACAGTATCTTCAGGGAGACTTGATCGTACCTATCGGTCTTTATCATCAGAAAAGACTATAGTTTCTACGATCTACTCTAGGATTTCGGTAGATGTATCGTCTTGTGACATCCGCCATATCATTACAAATGAGAATGGTCAGTACAAAGAAGATGCAGATAGCGACTTAAATAGATGCTTTAATCTTAGTCCAAACCTGGATCAGACAAATAAAGCACTATTTCAAGATCTTGTATTCTCAATGCTCGATGAGGGGTACATAGCATTACTTCCTGTATACGCAGATGTTAATGTCGATACTGAGGAGTATGAGGATATTCAGAACTTGAGAGTCGCACAAATTGTTGAGTGGGGTCCTGAAAGCGTTAAGCTGAGAGCTTACAATGAAAAAACGGGACAGAAAGAAGAGATCTACGCGAATAAATCGATGGTAGCAATCATTCAGAACCCGTTCTATGAAACAATGAACGCGCCAAACTCAACAACAAAGCGTCTGATGAACAAGATGACGATGCTGGATGTCGCTGATGCCCAGACATACTCTGGTAAGATGAACATTATCATTCAGCTGCCGTACTCTACAAGAAATCCGAAACGAAAAGAGGATGCCATCAAACGTACCGAGGAGCTTGAAACTCAGATCAGAGATTCCAAGTATGGTATCGGATACTCTGACGTAAGCGAAAAGATTATTCAGCTTAACAGAGCTGTTGAAAGTAATCTTTATCAGCAGGTGAAAGATCTTAAACAGGAACTTTACAACCAGCTTGGGCTTACGCAGGCGATCTTTGATGGAACTGCAGACGAGCAGACGCAGTTGAACTATTACGACAGAACCATTGCTCCCATTCTCGATGCAATTTGTTTGGAATGTAAACGAAAGTTCCTTTCCGAAAATGCTAGAAAAGAGAGACATGAGTCTATCGCGTATTTCAGGAAGCCATTCCGTATAGTTCCTATTGAGAAACTCGCGGAAATTGTAGATAAACTTACAAGAAACGCAGTTGTATCTTCTAACGAGATGCGTTCTGAGCTTGGTTACAAGCCTGTTGATGATCCTAGGGCTGATGAGCTTAGAAACAAGAACCTTAACGCAAGCGAAGAAGAGCTCAACGATCCAATAACAACGGATGGCGGAAATGAAGAAAATAAATAAGGAGGAAAAAGTCAAAATGGGAGCAAATTCCAAAAAAGGCGACTATGACTTTGCTGGCTATGTTACAAAGAATAACATTAAATGCAAAGATGGCCGCGTGATCAGAAATGGCGCATTTGCGCACTGCTCTGGTAAGACAGTTCCGTTGGTCTGGAACCATATGCATGGATCAGCATCGGATGTCGCTGGGCATGTATTGCTCGAAGATATCCCTGGTAAAGGAACCTACGGATACGCAAAAACGAATAACACTGAAACTGGCAAGCTTGTAAAAGAACTGGTTCATTCCGGCGATATTACAGCTTTTTCCATTTATGCCGGTCATGTAAAACAGAAGAATTCTGATGTTATGCACGGTGATATTCAGGAAGTAAGTGTTGTTCTGGCGGGATCAAATCCCGAAGCAACAATCGATACATTCTTCGAACATGGTGATGGCGAGGAAGAAGAGATGATGTTCTTCATGCCTGATGACGGAGTATGCGAGATCATCGAAGATGGATTCGGCCATGCTGATGATGGCGATGGCAAAGACGATTCTTCGAAAGAAGAGGATAAGAAAGTGGAAGAAAAGAAAGAAGATAAGAAAGAAAAGACTCTGAAAGAGGCATTCGATGAGATGCCCAAAGAGTACCAGGAAGTTGCAGCAGCTTTGGTTGGCCTGGCTCTGGAAGATGCAAAAGGCGGTTCCAAAGATGATGACGATGAAGAAGAAAATGGAGGTAACAAAACCGTGAAACACAACGCATTTGAAAATCATGACGACGATCAGATCACTGAGGAAGGCATCCTGAGCCAGTCCGATATGGCCGAAATCTTCAGAAACGCTAAGTCCGGCAGAGGCAGCTTGAAGGCAGCTTTCGAAGACTTTGCATTTGCACACTCTATCGATACCACCGGGATGGAAGGTCCTTCTCAGTCCACCGCAGGTCAGACCTACGGCGTAAGAGATCTGAGCATGCTGGTATCCGATTACCACAACATGTCCGTAAGACCTGAGTTCATCGGTCGTGATACTGACTGGGTGAAGGTGGTAATGGCTGGTGTACACAAGACACCCTATAAGCGCATCCGCTCTATCTTTGCTGACATCACTGAAGATGAAGCAAGAGCAAAAGGTTACGTTAAAGGTAACGAGAAGGTTGAAGAGGTGTTCACTCTGCTGAAGAGAACCACTGATCCTCAGACCATCTACAAGAAACAGAAGGTTGATCGCGATGACATCCTGGACATCGAGGACTTCGATGTTGTTGCATGGATCAAGGATGAAATGGGTGTAATGCTGGATGAGGAAAAGGCTCGTGCTATCCTGATCGGTGACGGCAGAAGCGCTGCTTCCAATGACAAGATCAAAGAAGATCATATCAGACCTATTGCAAACGATGCTCCCCTGTTCACCATCAAGGCTGACGTTACTGTTGCAGCTAACGCTTCTGAGGAAGATAAGGCTAAGGCCTTCATCAAAGCTGTTAAGCGTGCTCGTAAGCAGTACAAAGGTTCCGGTAACCCCACCTGCTTCACTACCGAAGATGTTCTGACAGAGTGCCTGATGCTGGAAGATACCATCGGCCATACCCTGTACAAGTCCGTTGATGAGCTGGCGACTGCGCTTCGCGTAAGCCGCATCGTTACTGTTGAGCCCATGGTTGGTGCTACCGTTGACAGCAAGCCTGTTATGGCTGTTATCGTTAACCTGAAAGATTACAACGTTGGTGGTGACACCGGAAAAGATCAGGGCCTGTTCGATGATTTCGACATCGACTTCAACCAGTACAAGTATCTGAGGGAAACCAGGATGTCTGGTGCATTAACCAAGCCCTATTCTGCTATGACTATTCTGCTGAACCAGAGTGGCAACTCCGCAGGTTGATGAAGATCAAAATGGGGGCTTAGAAAACAAATTCTAGGCTCCCCATTATTGGAGGTTGATGATGAAATTTCATGGAGTGATTGGTTTCGCTGATTATTCAGAGACATCTCCTGGTATTTATGAAGAAGCGATCGTTGAGAAGGAATATTCTGGTGATATTATACGCAGATCTTCGAAATATTCCGCTTCTCAAAGTGTTAACGATAATTTAACATTAAGTATGCAACTTAGTGTTATCGTTAATCCGTATTTGGCGGCCAATTTCCCGCAGGCTAAATATGTAGTCTATGGCGGGACAAAGTGGAAGATTTCTTCAGTTGAAGATGACGATTCAGGAAGACCGCGGAAGATACTTAATATCGGAGAGGTATACACTGATGAATAAAGAGAAACGATTAGAACTCCACTATAAACTGATCGATATTCTTGGATCACAAAATGTTTATTTTCAACCGCCGCCGTCAAAAAAGATGGAGTATCCGTGTATTGTATATTCACTGATTGCTCCACAACTTGTCCATGCAGACAATAAAAACTATTTCAAGCATGACGCTTATAGTATTGTATACATGGGTAAAAATATAGAAACAGAAACGCCTGATCGGATAGAAGAGCTGCAATATTGTACGGCAGAAAGGCCGTATAGTAAAGACAATCTTCACTACTTTCCGTTCAGAATCTATTTATAGGAGGAAAAAAGAAATGTCAAGAGCCATTTGGGATAACGTTGGCGAGAAAATTTATGCAACAGGTGTCGATCACGGCATGCTGTATAAGAAAGACAAGACCGGTGCTTATGGTAAAGGTGTGGTTTGGAATGGTCTGACCGCAGTTACCGAAAAGCCCTCCGGTGCTGAGGAAAACAAGCAGTATGCAGATAACCAGAAGTACCTGTCTCTGTATTCTGCAGAAGACTTCGGTGCTACTATCGAGGCATTCTACTCTCCCAAGGAGTTTGATGAGTGTGATGGTACCGCAGAGATCGCTACTGGTGTAAACATCGGTCAGCAGAGTCGTAGAGGCTTCGGCTTCTCTTACAGAAACCTGCTTGGCAACGACACGCAGGGTACCGATTACGGTTATGAAATCCACATCATCTACAATGCAATGGCTCAGCCCACCGAGAAGGCTAAGAACACCACGAACGAGTCTCCCGAGGCTCCTACTCAGAGCTGGGAAGTAACCACCACTCCCATTCCCATGCCCGGCAATGCAAAGCCCGCAGCTCATCTTTGGGTGAACTCCGTTTCCGTAGGCGATGCAACAAAGATGAAACAGCTGGAAGATATCCTGTACGGAACTGACGCTGATCCCGAGGATCCTCAGTCCGAGGCAACTGAGCCCAGACTGGCTACACCTGCTGAGATCGTAAAAATCTTCGGCGCTATCCAGAACGCAGCAGGCTGATATTTGTAACATTAACAGATTTTGCCCCCGGCGGATTCATACTCTGTCGGGGGTGTTTAAAAAGAAAGGATGAATGATATGTTTGCAAAAAAGATCAAATGTAAAGATTTCAATGGGGTAGAAAGAGAGCAGACTTTTTACTTTGCTTTCTTGAGAAATGAGCTGATCGATCTTGAGTGGAGAACTCCTGGCGGCCTTGAGGCAATGTACAGAAGGATCGTTGAAGAGCTCGATGGAGCGAAGCTCGCAGATGAGTTCAAGAAACTCATTACAATGACATACGGTATTAAAGATCCCAGCGGAACCAGATTCATTAAGAGCAAAGAGCTCACCGAGAAGTTCACTCAGACCATGTTCTTTGACACCCTGTATGTTGAGCTTGCTACCAATTCCGATGCAGCTGCAGAGTTTGTAAACGGGATCTTCCCTCAGGATGTAATGAAGGAAATTCAGGAACAGAAGGCAAAAGCAGAGAAAGCCGGCATATCCCTTGTTAAGAACGAGGAGCCCCTTGTCGAACAGACTGCTGTTGCTCAGCCTGCAAATGACAATCAGGTTATCGATCCTGTAACGGGTCAGCCCATCGCGTAAAATCTATGATCACGGTGAATATAAAAGATCGTGAAATCTATTTCGAAGATAGAAATGAATTTCATACGATCGAAGGCGGAGAATTTCATCTGGAGCATTCACTCTATTCGATTACAAAGTGGGAAACAAAGTACCTCAAGTCATTTGTTATGACAGAGAAAACAACTGAAGAGCTGATGGATTACTTTTCAATGATGAACATTGATGAATCCAGGTATTTGGATCCGCTTGGTCTTACGAATGATCAGGTTCAGAAAATTGTAGAGTACATCGAAAAACCAAAGACAGCGCAAACGTTCAAAGAAGATAATTCTCCGAATAAAGCAGGCGCTTCAAAAGAGATTGTAACTTCTGATCTCGTCTATTATTGGATGTCAGCTCTTCAGCTTCCATTCGAGTGCCAATATTGGAACTTCGATAGATTGATTGCGTTAATCCGCCTCGCATCAATTAAGAATGCTCCGGAAAAGAAAGAAACTAAGGCGGAAGCACTTAAGAGAACGCGTGCAACAAACTTGGCAATGAGAGCCAAGTATGAAAAGAACAGGCACAAGTGATAGGAGTTCAAAATGAGAGTAACTTTTTCACACAAGGGAGACTTCTCAAAAACAACTCGATTTCTAAATAGCCTCACCAGGAAAAGTTACAGAAACATTTTAGAACAATATGGACAAATCGGCGTCCAGGCACTAAGAGCGGCTACCCCAGTTGATACTGGTCTGGTGGCCGCATCTTGGTACTATGAAATTGAAGACGATGGCGAGACATCTACTCTAACATTCGCTAATTCGGATATAGAGGGAGGATGTAATATCGCTATATTGATAGATAAGGGCCATGCAACAAAGAGTGGCTCTTGGGTTGAGGGGTATCATTTTATTGATGAAGTTCTCGATCCGATATTTGGTCAGTTAAAAGATGCTGTATGGAAGGAGTATACGTCATGAGTTCAAGACAGGTTGATGAACGAGTCGTCCAAATGAAGTTTGACAATGCTGACTTCCAGAAAAAGACAGCAGAGACAATCAGTACTCTTGATAAGCTCAAAGCAGCATTACATTTGGACGGATTTAAAGGCCTCAAGAATGTTGGAGATGATATTAAGAATCTCGACATGTCTGGCGTTACAAGATCCGTAGACGAATGTAGCCGAAAGTTTTCTGCGCTTGAAATAGCTGGTGTAACAGCTATTGCAAAGATTACTTCAGCTGCAATGGATATGGGAATCAAATTCGTCAAATCTATGTCAATAGACAGGGTCGCTGATGGATTTACAAGATACGCTCAGAAGACAGCAGCTGTTCAGACAATTATGGCTGCAACTGCAAAAGACTTTTCCGATGTTGGAACTCAGATGGCTTATGTAAACGATCAGCTTGATAAGCTGGCTTGGTTTACTGACGAGACATCTTATTCCTTTAACGAGATGGTAAATAACATCGGAAAGTTTACATCGAATAATATTAAGCTTGATCAGGCAGTAACAGCAATGCAGGGTATTTCTACTTGGGCTGCTGTTTCTGGTGCAAACATCAACGATGCTAACAGAGCAATGTATAATTTATCTCAGTCTGTTGGTGCTGGTGCTGTAAAGTTAATTGACTGGAAATCAATTGAAAATGCCAATATGGCAACATATGATTTCAAGAAGAATGTTGCAGAAACAGCAGTTCAGATGGGAACATTGTCTCGTGCTGGAGATGGCGTTTACAAAACGATGAAGGGTACCACATTTACCCTTGCACAGTTTAATCAAGAACTTGATAAAGGTTGGTTTAGTTCTGAAGTTCTGCTGAACACTTTAAATAAGTATGGCGGAGCTACAGAAATTCTATACAAATTGTATGAAACCACTGGAAAAACAACAAAATCAATACTTGATAACGCTGAAAAGTTTAAAAACGGCGATGCAGATTTCATACAGAAATGGGCTGAAGATTCTGAAACTTCAGTGGAAGAGCTAACAAATCTCTTTACACAGCTTACGGATGCTCAGAATGAACTTGGACTTAAATCATTTAAGGCTGCACAAGAAGCAAAGACATTCCAAGAAGCAATTGATGCTACTGCAGAAGCAGTTGGATCAAAGTGGATGCAGACATTCGAACATATATTCGGTAATTACGAAGAAGCAAAAAAGCTTTGGTCTGGATTAGCAGAATTTTTGTATGAAGAATTTGCTTCGAGTGGTGATGTAAGAAACGATATACTTAAATCTTGGAAAGAGGTAGGTGAAGTAGAAGGCGACGTAATAAATGGTCGTAATGAGTTATTAAGGGCGACGGTTAATCTTTTAAACTTAATAATTAAGCCACTGCGATCAATGAAGCAGGCCTTTTCAGATGCTTTTAATCTTGAAAACGCTAGAGATATTGGAAATTCTTTAGCTAAAACGACCAAGGCTTTCGCCGATTTTACAGAGAAGATTCAACCGACCCAAAAAGTTCTTCAAGCATTCTATACAACAGCAAGATCTGTCGCAGAGATATTTAAGACAGTTGTCTATTTGGTATCTTCATTTGTACATGCGATAGCTCCTGGAGTAGAACCTGTACAGAAGATGGGGGATGGTTTAGCTGGCGCAGTAATTACCATAAATAGATATATTTATGTAGCCGCTAGAATGATCCAAAATAGCAAGGCGATTCCTGCAATATTTAATGCGATAGGAACTGCTTTGAGATTTTGTATTACCATTTTCAAGACAGCTGCAAGTCTTGTTGGTGGTGCTGTTGCATTTGCATTTTCAAAATTAAAGACTGTTATTTCTGGGCTTTCAACAGTCATTTCGAGCTTGAAGAAGCCTTTTGAAAATGTGTTGGATACTGCAGCAAAATTCAAGAATGGAATTGTTGACAGTATCAGACAGAACAAAGCCCTTTCGAAAGTTTACGCACAAGAACGGGATCAGTTAAAAGAAGTTGGCGGTGCAATGGATAGCACTGCAGAAAGTAGTCGCGAACTTTGGGATGAGATGTCCATCGGCGAAAGGGTTATTTATGTTGCCGTTGAGACTCTCAAGAAGATTCCGGTGATCCTTGGGACAATTGGCAGTCTTATTGGCGGAACATTCCTCAAGATCGTATCTAAGATTGGAAGTGTTTTCAAGACAGTATTCAAAACAATCTATGATGACTTCAAAAATTCAGAGACAATAGGAGAAGGATTCAAGAAACTCCTTGATGACATCAAAGAAGGAATCAAGGGGATGCTTGATAGTCTTGGGATCGATGGAGATAAATTCTTTGAGACGATCGATAGGTTTGTAGAAAAACTTAAAGAATTGAAAGAACAGTTAACCATCGGCAAAGTGGTTGCGATTTTGTTCTCAGTTTCGATTCTTGTTTTGATGACCAATATTTCAAGGCTTGCCTCTGCGATTTCTGGAACAATCTCTGCTATTGGCGGATTATTTGGGAATCTGAATAAGATTCTTAAAAGCAAATTCCTGTCAAAGGCGACACCGATTCTCGAAGTCGCAAAAGCAATCGCTCTTGTTGCTGCTTCATTGGCACTTCTTACAGTTGTTAATGAAGACGGTAAACTTTTTGGTGCTACAGCAGCATTGATATCTGTAATTGCTGCAATCGGGTTATTTACGATTGTTGTCATGGGTCTTGAGAAATCAATTGCTAAGTCCGGTTTGGACCTTACGTTGCCGAAACTGACATCGACGATGATCGCTTTGGCTTCTGCGGTTGGGATTCTTTCTGTGGCTCTGTTGATTCTTAGTAAGGTTCCGCTTACGACAGATAAGGATTTCACAGACCTCTCAGTAAAGATATTAGCCATTATTACCTTGATGGGTACTCTTGTCGCAGCAACTGCTAGCCTATCGATCTGGGCTAAAGAATTACCAAAGAATTCTGCAGCTCTTTTGGCTTTAGCATCTGCAATTGCTATTTTGGTACTTTCATTGAATAGCCTCACAGACATCACGATGAATGATCCTGCTCCAGTTGTAGCATCACTGGGTCTTCTTATCATGGGTCTTGCTGGAATAACCAAAATGGCCGAAGGCATAAAGATCAGTAATGCGTTAGCAGTCCTTGCGATTGCAGTCGCATTCAGGATAGCAATACCTGCAATCGAGCAATTAGCCGCAAAGATTTCTGAAATTTCTAAAACGGTCATAGATGCGAACAATGAAGTTAAATTCATAATAACTTTCATCGTAGTTGTTGGTGGAATTATTGCCGCTTCAATAGCTGTAATGAAAGCAGTTGCGCCTTTAATTGCATCGGTTGGAACTGCTGTTATGGAAATAGGAGCCGGTGTATTCCTATTTGTGCAGGCAGCAAATTCGTTAAAAAAACTCGCAACAGAGTTGAGCCTTGGAGACATTGCAAAAGTTTTAGTTACAATCGGCGGCTTGACAGCGATTCTTGTCGCATTTGTAGCATTGCTGCATAAGATCGATAAGGCTTCAAGAGATGCAAAAGACGTAGCAGGCATTAAGCAAATGATAAGTATTTCGATAATGTTACTTTCATTTGGCGCAACGATGACAATGCTTGCTAAATCTTTCGGACTTGTTGCGGAAGTTTATCAAAATGGGGGACTCGGAGCTTTAGCTTATACGACAGCAGTATTAGCTGTTTTGATGGGTTTAGTAGGACTAATCATTCGTGAAGTAAAAAAGAACGGGGAAGCGAAAGGTGCAATCGCGGCTATGACTGCGATGATTGCATCACTATCAGTTCTACTCTTAGCCCTTGGAGTTCTATCATTATTTAAATGGTATGAACTTATAGCTCCTACAGCTGCTCTTACCGTTTTGCTAATTGCACTTTCAAAAGTATTTGAAGCAATTGGCAAGGTAAAGAAAGTCAATACAGCAGTTATCATTTCAATGGTAGGAAGCTTGCTTATTGTTGCAGGATCTCTGGTTATGTTAGCAACACAGCCTATTGGAAATGTGTTTATGGCAATGGTTGCACTTGGAGCTATAATTGGACTTCTTGGAACAATTATGGAGACTGTAAGCGGAAAATCCGGACTTGCAAACAAAGATAAGATAGGCGTTCTTATTGCTATATCAGGAGCGTTGCTAATTGCAGCTGGTTCTTTGGTTGCTCTTTCATTTATTCCATGGGAAAGAATGCTACCAGCAATAGCTGGCATGGCGGCAGTGTTACTTGGGGTATTGGGCGCAACATTTGTCCTTAGCCAAATAAAAACAGTTAGTCCCTCAGCCCTTGTTGCTATTGGTGTGCTTACTGGTTGCATAACCATATTGTCAATAGCTGCAAACATAATGGCTGGAATCAATGCGACAGACTTTGCTACCAAAATGGCTGTAATTGTCAGAGCTATGGGCCTTCTTTCTTTGATAGCGATAATCGCAACAGCTGTTTCTCCAGGACTATACGCTCTTTCTGCAGTGTTGGCCACTCTTGGCGTTGCTTTCTTAGGAATTGGCGTAGGTGCTATGCTTGGCAGCGAAGCGCTAAACTCAATAATTAATACATTGTCCGGATTCGCTGCAATGGATTTGCTGGCTATGGCCGGAGGTTTACTTGCGCTTTCCGCGTCATTCTTAGCAATAACAGTATCGTCCATTGGCCTTGGGCTTGCTGCGATTGGAATGCTTGGCTTCGCAGTTGCAATACTTGCAGTTGGCGGAGCATTAATGCTTACGGCGTCTGGATTTGAAACATTGGCTAACACCATGACAACTCTTGGGAGTGTCAATCTTCTTGGCATTGCTGGTGGATTGACTGCGTTATCCGGAGGAATTGCGCTTTTGTCGCTTGTCGGGTTAGGTCTTCCGTTAATAGCTGGCGGATTACTATTGTTCTCTGTAGCAATATCAGCATTATCAGGTGGGATGATGTTGTTCAACCCAGGCTTTGAAATGTTAACGAACACATTCTTAACATTAAGCGCTGTCAATCTATTAGCAATGTCTGCAGGATTATCGGCATTTGTTGTTAGCCTTACTGGCTTAGTTCTTTCTGGACTTTCACTACCGTTAGTGGCGGCTGGACTTGCGATGGTATCGGCTTCATTGACAATGTTCTCCGGATCTTTGGGACTTGTTAGTGGTGCAATATTAGGACTTGGAGCATCTGTACAGATGATGCTTGGTTTCTTCTCCGTCATGTTATCCGGAGTTGCAAACTTCGTCAACAGAATTGCTCAGTTCTTAGCAATTATTCCGAACATGCTGATAAAAGGATCTAAGACAACAGCAACTGTAGCATCAGCCAGTGGTCAACTTGTTGGTTCTTCATATATCGAAGGATTCAATGATGGTGCTGGATTCCATTCACCTGTAGCACGAGTCGTTGAATTTGAAGATACTGTAAGAGAGCAGTTTGTAAGCGATATGTCAACTCCTGCAGCAGCCGCAGTAAACGGCGAAAATGTTGGTAAGAGTTGGGGTGCTGCACTTTGGGAAAAGATCACTGGAGTATTCAAGAAGATTATCGATGGAATCAAGAGCCTTTTCGGTAAGATTACTGGAATAGGCGAAGATCTCGACCTTAGCCTTGATGATATTGGGCTTAATCCGGATAATTTCAAGATGGATAACATCATTCCGGATATGTCTCAGTATACGAAGGAGTTTAACGATTCACTACAAGCTTTTGGTGGCGAAGATGGTATCGACTATACAGAATGGATAAATGAAGCTACGCAAGGAACTGAAGGCTATACAGATGCTGTAGGCGGAGCTACTACCGCGACAGGGGACTTTTCTGAGGCAACTGGCGGCGCTGGTAAAGCTGTAAAAGAAACCAAGCGCGAACTCACCGATACCGAAAAATCATTCCAGTCTTTAGCTGAAAACATGATCAAGGCTAGTGATGCAGTTAGCGGATTTAAGTCGATTTCAGCATCAAATCCTTTCGAAGCCTATGAGGAGAAAGAGGTAATTGATCCGAAGAACATTATCGATAATATGAAGAATATTTCGAGAACGACCAACGCATGGATGAGCAATCTCAACACCTTATGGGAGAGAGGAGTTCACACAAATCTTCTGAAGTATCTGGAAGAGCTCGGAATCGAAGGCCGAGACATGGTTGCTGCGTTTGTCAAGATGAGCGATGAGCAACTCCTTGAAGCACAAGGATTGTTTAACCACAACCTTGGATATTCCGAAGACAATGCCGAAGCCATGCTGAACAGCATGCACAGAAAGCTTGAACAAGTTCAGCAATGGGGTCATAATATCAAGACACTTATCGAAAGAGGACTTGATGAGGGTATTGTCAAGAAACTCACAGATCTTGGTCCGGACAGCGCCGATCAGGTTGCTGCTTTCGCAAGCATGACAGAAAGGCAGCTTAAGGATGCCAATGACATGTTTGCAGCAGCTATGCAGATTTCTGCAGACGGCGCAGGTTCGATCATTGCGTCATTTGCAGAAACTGGTGACGAAGCTGCTATGGAATTCATTCAGGGCATTAACGACGGTAAGTATGGATACATCGAGGCTGGTCAGGGAATGGGATTGTCTGTTCTGAATGCCCTAAAAGAATCACTTGCTGTACATTCTCCATCAGAAGAGACATATGCAGTTGGCGAAAATGTTGGTACTGGTTTAAAGAACGGCATGAACGCAGTGCAACCGCAAGTCAGTGCAACTGCGAAGTATGTTGGAGATACAGTTGTCAACAACTTCAAAGTTTCCATGTCTTACGACAAGTTCTATAACCTTGGGGACAATTCCATGCAGGGATTGCTTGACGGTATCAATACAAAAGGCGCAGATGCAATTTCGGCAGCTGAAGGTATTGCTGCGAAATGTGCCGAGATTATGGCAAAGAAGTGGGATGAACATTCGCCCTCCAAAGTTATGATGAGACTTGGTCGATTCTTCTCAGAAGGTGCTGCGATCGGTATTGAAGCTGGTGCACAGAACATGTACAATGCTGCTGCAAAAGCAGCTGACGGGACTGTTGATCAGTTCGGCACGTTCGCATCACAGGTTAACGATGCTATAAATCTTAATCTCAATCCGATCATCACTCCAAAGCTTGATCTGTCATACATCAGGTCACAGATGTCCGAGATCAATTCTATGTTCGGCAATGGAACTATCGGAGTCAACGGAAATCTTCAAAATGGGGACAAATCTTCCGGAATTAACACCGGGCAACAGATTACGTTTACCCAGAACAATTATTCACCGAAGGCGTTATCTCGTACTGAGATTTATCGCTATACTCACAATCAGTTATCTATGGCAGGAGGTTACTTTAGATGATAAAATCATTAATTGTTACTAACTACCTTGGTAACAAAACACAGTATAACTTCGGTGAAGTGGAGCCGGAATCTGGCTTCATCGTAACAAAGATCGACGGAATGGGACCGGTAAAGGCAGATGTCAATACTTCCCATTCCGCTGTTGCGGATGGTGATACGATCACATCCACAAGACTCGGCGGGCGAAACTTGGTTATAGAAGGGCTATTTACATATGCTCCTACAATCGAGGAAGCCCGCTTAAAGTCTTACAAATACTTTCCTATTGGAAAGAGGGTTACTGTTCAAATCGTAACAGATACTCGTATCGGGGAAACAACGGGTGTCGTTGAGACGAATGAACCTGATCCATTCTCTGAACGGGAAGAATTCCAAATTTCAATCATTTGCGAATCACCATTTTTCAATGATGTAGGCGAAAACGGTATTGTCGAAACTATGTTCGCTGGTGTTGAAAAAGAGTTCGAATTCCCGTTTACGAACAACAGTATAACGGAGAACCTTATTGAGTTCTCTCAGATTGTTACAAAGAAAACCAATACAGTTTACTACAACGGTGACAGCGAAACCGGCGTATTGATCACGATTCATGCTCTTGGCGACGTTGGAGATATAGACATCTACAATATTCAAACAAGAGAACATATGAGAATCGATATGGCTAAACTTGAGGCATTGACTGGTTCTGGTATGGTGAATGGTGACACCATTGAAATAAACACCATAAAAGGTGACCGTTCTGTTGTGTTGATAAGAGGCGGTCATAAAACAAACATTCTCAACGTGCTCAACAAACATCCGGATTGGTTCACCTTAAGCAAGGGTGATAATCTGTTTACTTTTGTTGCAGCTGATGGAGAAGAGAATCTTACATTCACGATAAGAGTTCAAACAACATTTGACGGGGTTTAAAGTTGACATGGAAATCTATGTTTATACGCCAGACTTCATTAATGTCTGTATCATAGACACTTATCAGAGTTTTATATGGACTGACAGGCTTAATGAGCCTGGCGACTTTGAACTCTATACTCCTGTGACACAAAAGATCTTGGACTATTGTGTTCCAGGGAACTACTTAACGATCAAAGAAAGTCAATACACGATGATCGTTGAAAACAGAGAAATAAGAACCGATATGGAAGATGGACCGATCGTAGTTGTAACCGGGCGGTCACTTGAATCGATTCTCGAAAGAAGGATTATCTGGGAAGTAACAAACCTCAATGGAAATTTTCAAAATGGGGTAAAAAAGTTAATAAACGATAACGTTATTTCTCCATCAATATCCGAAAGAGCAATACCGAATTTTGTATTTAAAGATTCTACAGATACTAAGATTACCGATTTGACGATCGACAATCAGTATACTGGAGATAATCTTTTAGAGGTAATCGAGGAACTCTGCTCGACAAACCATATAGGTTTCAGAGTATGGCTTAATGACGAAAATTCATTTATATTTGAGCTGTACGCTGGAATAGACAGGAGTTACAACCAGGACGCATTACCCTGGGTAACATTCTCTCCGAATTATGGCAATTTACTGAACTCATCGTACAAGGAAACAACAGATGAAAGTAAGAATGTTGCTTTAGTTGCCGGAGAAGGTGAAAATAAAGAACGAATTACAAGAACTGTTGGTAGCGGATCTGGACTTGCAAGAAAAGAGTTATACGTCGATGCAAAAGATCTGCGGTCTGACGATTTAACAACAACTGAGTATGAACAAAAGCTCGATGAGCGTGGAAAAGAAAAGCTTGACGAGTGTAAGGAGATAAAGAAATTCGATTCCGAATGCGAAGTAACAAAGCAATTCGTATATGGAACCGATTTCAATCTTGGCGATATTGTGCAGGTTGAAAATGAATTTAATATCGGAGCTTCGGCAAGGATAACAGAATTCATAATATCGGATGAAAACGATGACCTAAAACGATATCCGACATTCGAAATAGTGGAAGATGAGGAGACATAAAAATGGCATTTACATGTGGTTTTTATAACAACCTGAATAATGATCCAAAATACAGATACAATGCTGAACAGCTCAGCTCTATCTTTGATGGAATCATTAGCGATGGTATGTATGCTAACTATAAGAAAGCTATGGTTGTCAGGGAAAGTTCATATGAGAACGAGGTAATTATTCAGCCCGGTAGAGCTTGGCTCATGCATACTTGGAGCTATAATGACGCAGATCTTCCATTTGCAGCTCCAGAATCAGAACTTGTTCTGGATCGTATCGATGCACTTGTAATCGATGTTAACATAAATCCTGAAGTTCGTTGGAATGAGATCAAATGGGTTACAGGAATTCCTGCATCTCAGGATGTTCAGAGGCCGACCTTAATTTCTGAGGAATTTCATAAGCAGTATCCTCTTTGCTATGTCTATAGAGCTGCTGGAACAACGATGATTTCTCAGGAAAACATTACAAACATGATCGGAACATCTGAATTTCCGTTTGTTACTGGACTTCTCGAAACTATCGACACAGATGAGTTGATAGCACAATGGGAAGCACAGTTTACAAATTGGATGGATCGTGTTACAGATAAATTTGATGAATGGTTTGAGCACATTCGCGGTCAGCTTGACGAAGACGCAGCTGGTCATCTTCAAAATGAGATCGATCAGGCAATGAGAGGCCATTCGCTTTACACAATGAGTATTTCAGAACACGAACAAAGCGGAGCATCATTGCCGGATGGAGCAATTTGTTTCTGTTATGAGGACGAAACATGAGCGGAAGAACATATTTAGAGGTTGGCGGTAAACGAATAAAAAAGATATATTCGAAAACCGCAAATGGAGAAGTCGAAATACAAAAAGCATACTCATATCCTGGCAATAGAAATGTGTTTTCATCCGGTCATGTTGTGTTCTATCACGCAGATCAAAATGATATTCGAGAAATCGAGGTCGACGATGGTTCTAACTGTATAGCATTCGCTCCAGTAGTAGAAAAAGTCGATTGGGAGTTGGTTGGCTGGAGAGAAGATTTAATTGCTTCTGGAGAGGTTGTTCAGTCCAGGACGTGCGATTCCGATGATATTCATTTGTACGCTGTATTCAAGAAGAGTGTTACAGTTACGTACAATGGGAATGGAGCAACAAGCGGTGAAACAGAGGATCAGGTAGATTACAAGTATTACAACAACGGAAACTACGCATATCCTTCATTCACACTAAGAGCAAACGGATATGCAAGATCTGGATGCACGTCTATTGGGAAGTGGGCTATCGGAAGTGTTAGCGGTACGCAGTATTCTGTTGGTGCAAGCGTTACTCTGGAATCTGACACTACATTCTATGCTAAATGGAAATACAACGATGTAACACTTGCTGCGTCTGTTAAGCATGAAGCTCCTTTCAGTGAATCACATCCGAACACAGGAACTCTTATATGGGGCGTTGATACATCTAAGTATTCGTACATAACAGCACATGTTAGATACAGCATGTCCTGCAATTTCAAAGACAGAGTTTGGACAGCTTATGCTACTTGCGGTGGTGGTTCGGCTGATTTTGCTAGTTGTAGGACAGACCATTCTACCAGTGGGGAAGCAGATATTACTATACGGCTTAGCCAGTCCAGCGGTACGTCAAATCTCAATAGTAGCATACGGTCTAACATCGAAGATGAGGGTACCGGATACTGGTCATTTAAATACAGCAATATAGTAGGGCATGGACGAACTATGTAAAGGAGGATTCTTAAAATGCCTAACGAATCATACATCACTGGGTTGAGAGCTGTGAAAAACGGGAAGAAGTCCCAGTGTCTCAATTTGTCCAATGCCAGGATCAAGACCTATGCTCAGATCCAGGAGATGACAGAAGAGCAGCTTGCCGGTGTGATCATCTGTCCCGACTATCCTTTGGAAGAGGGTGACTTCCTGCCGGCAAGTAGAGTTCTGTACGACCAGGAAACTACGGTTGATGAGAAGATTGATGAACTAAATGTGGATATTGTTAACACATTAAAATATAATCCATCAACTGATTATTTTGGAATGGTATATAACGGTGTATGGCATGATGTTATTCGTGCTTACTTCCAATTTGACGGGACTTTATATGATAACGGAATAGAATCCGTAATGTGGGATTGGAGTAGCGCAAGACAAGCAACGGGGGCAGGGTGGTCTGCACCTACTGTTGGAAGTAGTAGTTTTTCTCTATCAACTCCCAATGCAGGGGCAACTTCAAGCACCGTTTCAACACAAGATAAAATTGATGTTACTGACTTTTCCGTACTTCACATAACTGATAATAATGGTACGCATACTTATGACATTTCTTCTGCTAATGGTGAAGTGTATATCGGTTTATCCGCATATACAAACCTTGCACAGAGTCAGCATACGATTTTTGCTATTCTCGCAACGAATAAGTCAGATATGGAAAACACAGCTGTAATTCCTATGATTACAGTTCAATCTGGTGGTGGAACAGTGATAAGTAGAACATTCTTCAAAATATGGCTTACCTAACTGAATAAGACAAAACTACGGTGGCGGAATAGGTAGACGCTAGTCAAGGGACGAGAAAGTATGCGAACCAGGAGCAAGTACCGTGTCCACGAGGTTCGGGAAAAGTTAAGCGAAATCATGTAAGGTGCAAATCCTTACCCGTAGTTAGTTCACTTCGATGTGCTTTTTATATTTTTTGAAGGGAGATTAGACGGGGGAGAAGATGAGGAAAAAAGATGGAAGAAATTATGCTAAATGTATGGGCAGTAGTCGGAATACTGTTCGGGGGTTCAATCGTGATACAAATAGTGCCGATTAAGATCAACCCGTGGACATTTATTCTGAAAAGAGTAGGCAAGATCATGAACGAGGACACGGATAAGAAAGTCACAGAAGTCATGGCGAAGATGGAAGACCTGGAAGGGAAAGTTGGAGACATGGAAGAGAACCGGGAAATGGACAGAGCCATGAACGCCAGACGCAGGATCTTGCGCTTCTCTGATGAATGTATCCGGAAGGAACAGCATTCAAAGGAATATTTCGACAATGTTCTGGAAGACATAAGTGAGTACAAGAGGTATTGCGAAGATCATCCGAAGTTCAAAAATGAAAAATGCGTTTTGGCAGTTTCAAATATCGAAAAAGCCTACGAGCACTGCCTGGAGTATAACGATTTTCTATAAAATAAAAGAAAGAAGGTAAAATACAATGGCATTACCTACCAATACAAATCCTGTGTATCCTCAGTATATGGCTCAGAATCAAAATCCGGTACCTCAGCCAGCATATTGTCCTCAGATGACAGGTCTTATTGCAGACTGGGTAAATGGCTATGCTGGTGCTCAGGCATACAGATTACTGCCTAACACAAAAGCGATCCTTCTTGACGCGGAAGAGGCCGGTGAAGGAAAAATGTATTTCAAGACAACCGACAACATGGGTATGCCTCAGATCCGTACCTTTGAGTTCAAAGAAGTTGAACACGTTGAGCCTGCAGCACCTGTTCAGGCACAACCCATGGACGGATTCGTAACTAAGGAAGAGTTTGGTAAGACAATCGACGATCTTAAGGCTTATATTTCTGATCAATTCAGACCAAGACGATCGGATTACAACGATCACAAACAGAACAACAAGAAACGATACGAAAGGGAGGAAAGACATTATGAAGATGAGCAATAAGTTGTATGATATTCTCAAATGGGTGGCAATTATCGTGCTGCCTGCACTCGCTACTCTTATTACAGTAGTGTTTACGACTTGGGGTATTCCGTATGGCGATCAGATCGCTCAGACGATTACCGCGTTGGCTACTTTCCTGGGTGCAATCCTGATGGTTAGCCATGCGCAATACAAAAAGACAAATTCGTAGCCATATTCGTCCTCTAATTCCGAAAAGGGCTGGTCGAGTACTTCTCACTTATTCGACTGGCTCTTTTTGATTATTAGAGAGAAGGCGGTGATCAAAAGTGCGTTATCAATACTACAATCCAAACCCAGTTGGAAGATCAGTTGGCGATTGTTCCGTTCGAGCTGTTGCCAAAGCACTTGATCTCGATTGGGAGCAAGCCTATGCCGAGTTAGCCTCAAACGGGTTTGCAATGGGGGATATGCCGTCTAGCGATGGCGTTTGGGGTGCTACACTTAGGCAGCATGGCTTCTATAAGAGTAACATACCGGACAATTGCCCGGATTGTTATACGCTTGAAAACTTTGTCACTGATAACCCTTTTGGTATATTCGTTGTAAAACTCGGAAACGACCATGTGGCTACAATTATTGACGGAACGTTGTACGATGCATGGGATTCGAGAAACGAATTACCAATATTCTGCTGGTATAGGGGGTAATAATCAAAATGGGGAACAAATATTATGAGTCTATGATGGGACAACCGCGTCAGCAACAGCAGCAACCGCGGCCTACTCAACAAATGCAGGGTAATGGATTCATGAGTACTATCGAGAGATTCAACAAGTTCAGACAGACGCTAACTGGCGATCCGAAAGAACAGGTTATGAATCTTGTCAGTAGTGGTCAGGTTACAAAAGAGCAATACGATCAAGCAGTCCAAATGGCTAACATGTTCAGGGGGATCTTCTGATATCGGTATCTCCTTTCCGTAGGGCCCACGGGAAGATGCTATACAAAAATATTATATTTAAGGAGGGTTAACGGAATATGTTAACAAGCGACGGTAATGGTAACATGGTTATGCCTGTAGCACCCACTGGAAATTTTGGTGGCGGCTTCGGAAATGGGGATAACGGCTGGTGGATCATCCTGCTGTTCATTCTCCTTGGCGGCTTCGGAAACAACTGGGGTAACGGAGGCGGCGGAGGAAACGTGCAGAGAGGATTCGATCAGGCTGAACTCACAACCGGTATCGGAAACATTCAGAGTTCCATTTGCAACGGGTTTGCGCAGGCAGAGGCAAACGCTAATGCAAGACAGATCGCTGATATTCAGTCCGCAAACGCTATGCAGGCTCAGTTGGCAAGCTGCTGCTGTGAAAACAGACTTGCTTCCGCGGATCTCAAATCCACAATTCTGAGTGAGAACTGCAGTGACAGACAGGTTATCACGGATGCACTCCGGGATGTGCTGGTTAACCAGAACAACAACACTCAGAAGATCCTCGATACCATGTGCCAGGATAAGATCGATGCCAAGAACGAGAAGATCGCTGATCTGGAGAGGCAGCTTACGATGGCTAACCTTACAGCTTCTCAGGGCGCTCAGACCGCACAGATCCTTGCTGACAATGCAAGACAGACCACAGCTCTTGAGCAGTATCTGAATCCTACACCGGTACCTGCTTATGTTGTAGCAAATCCTAACTGTTGCCAGCAGAACTTTGGCTGCGGTTGCGGTATGGCTTAAGGAGGTGGGCCCATGGCAGAGTATGGATACGCCCTTCAGCAAACCGTAGCTGGAAGCGGAAATGTATTGTTGCAGGATATTATCAGATGTAACAAGGGGTATGTTTACCACAGATCTGGATCCGGCATACTTACTCTCAAAGGTATTGTAAACAATCCTTGTCAGAGATTCGCCAGGTATAAACTGGCATTTAATGGCAACATCGCGGTTCCCGAAGGAGGAAGTGCTGGTCCGATTTCATTAGCAATCGCTATTTCCGGCGAACCCTTAGCAACTAGCCAGGCAATCGTCACTCCGACTGTTGCAGAAGCGTACTTCAACGTCACTTCTGTGGCTATCATCGACGTACCTGTTGGATGCTGTTTAGAGGTTGCAGTCGAGAATACGAGTACAAACGATGCCGGTACTCCGGTTTCCGTGAATGTACAGAACGCTAATTTAACCGTTGACAGGGTCGCATAAGGAGGTTGTTTACAATGCATGACGATTACTACGATGAGCTTCACGAGGTAAAGACGAAGCTTATTAAAGAACTTGTCGAACATGGCAAGGGGGAATTTACACAAAATAATCTGGATGTTATTGACACTTGTGCTCATGCGGCAAAGAATATCTGCAAGATCATGGAGTCCATCGACGAAGAGAACTATGGATATTCTAATCGGATGATGCCGCCTTACTACAGAGGCAATAGCTACGGCAACAGAAGTTACGATGATCGTAGCTATGACAACCGTGGAATGAGTATGAGACGCGACAGCATGGGGAGATACTCAAGCAACGATGAAATGCTTGACGAGTTGTACGCAACCATGAACGCTGCAAAGGACGAAGCCACGAGAAGTAGCATTCAGAGACTGATCAACAAGATGGAAGGTAGATAAACTACCTCAAAATGGGGGCCTGGATCGAGTATTCTCTGGGCCCCTTTTTTCGATATCTAAATCTTAGTTCAATCGAGGAAGGGCTATGTATAGAGGAACAACACCAAATTTATATTTGGAGCTTGAGACGGATCTTGATCTGGCGAATGCAAAAGAAATATGGCTTACAATTCAATCACAGCGTTCAATTTTGAATAAGGAAAAAGAAGATATTGAGGTTCGTACAACGGAAGATCCTGGTGTTCAACTTCTTATTGTAAGCCTCACGCAAAAAGATACGCTTCGATTAACTGAGGGTAAGGCCGAAGTTCAGGTTCGTATACTCATGAGCAATGGAAAAGCATATTCCACAGATATCGCATATGTCGACGTTAACCAAATTCTAAGAGATGGGGTGATCACCGATGACGATACATGACAACGACGAAGTCATAAGAATGAAAGTCGTTGATCCGAAATCTGGCGGAACGAATGATTATCGGGATCTTATAAACAAGCCATCGATAAATGGCGAATCTTTGGAAGACAATTACAACGAGATCGATCCAACAGTTCCGTCTTGGGCTAAGACAGATGTAAAACCTGTTTATACACCGGAAGAAGTAGGAGCACTACCCGAAGATGCTGAAATGTCGTTTGCAGATGTGAAGGCTCTATGGGATAGCGTATTTCATTCTTAATTAAAAGGAGGAAACATAGAATGGCAGCAAAAGAATATATTGGCAGTAGTGATATTTTACTTATCTTTCAGAATATTAAAGCTGAGTTCGATAAGTATGTAAAGGCCGTCGAAGGAAAAGGATTATCCGAGAACGATTTCACGGATACTCTTAAGACAAAACTTGAAGGGATCGCAGCAGGTGCTGAGGTAAATGTACAGGCTGACTGGAACGAAGCAGATTCCAGTAGCGACGCGTTCATCGCTAACAAACCTGATCTTACTGTACTTGCACCTCTGGCATCTCCTGCATTCACCGGAACACCTACCGCGCCTGATGTAACGGCAGGGGACAACACCGGTAAGATCGCGAATACCAAATTTGTAACAGCAGCTATTGCAGCAGCTATTTCTAGCATAACCGGTATTGTATTCGATGCTGATACAACCGGACTTGGTTATACAAGTTTGTCGGATCTGCAGACGAAACACCCCACAGGAGAAGGCGGACATATTTATCTGGTTCAAAATTCGGGATCCGTTCCGAATACCAAGGACGAGTATTTCTGGAACAGCGTGAGCAACTCTTACGAACTGTTCGGCAGCACCCAGATTGATCTGAGTAACTACCTGCAGAAGACGGATGTTGTAGAGATTTCCGCGGCAGATGTTACTGCAGCATGGAATAGTGTATTTGGATCCTAATCCTAAAACGGGCTGGTTGAGCTAGTTGTTCGACTGGCTCTTTTTAGAAATTAGAAAGGAGTTATAAGCAATGGCTCTTAAAGAATATATCGGAATACAAAGGCTCACACAGGCATTCAGCTTACTGAAAAATAAGATCGATGCCAAAGCAGAACTTGCAGAGTCTATGACTACTGAGGAGTTTGAGGATGCAGAAAATCTTCCTGACGGTCTCTATCCTATTGAAGAAGAGGATCTTGTACCTATTACTGCCGATATGGTTAAGTATGATTCCGGGCATACGGTTGAGGATAAGATTGATGGACTAAATGCGGATTTTATTGGCGCAACATCGGAAGATGCAGGAACTCACGGTCTTGTTCCAGCACCACAGGCAGGCGATGAAGATAAATGCCTTAAAGGTGACGGAACATGGGGTAAGGTGGATGCGTCTACGGTGCGTTACAATGATGTAGCAATGGCAATACAAGTCCTTTATAATGGAACTTGGTATGATTTTGTATCATTTAACCCCACACGTTCTGCAATTATTTTGCCGTATCCGCTTACATCTAATACATCTAGTCCAGTATGTACTGTAAGTGGTTCTAATTCCCCTACAACCGCATACGCTGGGTTTAGAACTGAAGATAATGTGCTTACAGATTTAAGAAATAACAATCCTTTAGTGTGCTTGTTTAATAGTACATACTATGTAGACCACATCGGATTTGATTATCAAGCAGACCAAGCAAACAACACAGTTCTTGTAACAACTGATGGTGGAAATACTTGGACTAATGTTGCTACATTACCCATTGCATCTCCTAGTTGGGTTACAAAGGATATTACAGTTCAACGTAGTATCAATGGTTTCAAGATTGTAGGAACAAATATCATGTATATTAGAAAATGCCAAGCCTATAACAGAGCAGAGGAAGATTAAGCAGTTGGAAAAATAACTCAAATAATTTGAGTAAATCGAGCCTATAGGGCATTAATTTGGGCACTTCTTCGGGGGTGCCCTTTTATATTTTTCGGAGGACAAATTTATGTCAACAAGAAAGGTTGTTCTTTTGGATGGTGATCCAATCGGACTTTTTGGAGGCGGTGGAGGGGCAAAACCCGAAGAAATCGGTATAAAGTACGATGAAGAAAATGACGTCATCCAGCTGTATTATGATGGTTCTTGGAGAGACTGGAAGACCGGTGGTATGGCTTATCCGGTTGGAACTGAAATCTTGTTCAGTTATCTCAACATCCCCCAGCAGTTTGTAGTACCTGCAACAGGAATTTGGAAAGTTGAATTGTGGGGTGGTAAAGGCGGCGACAGCATAAAATACTATAATGGCGGTTCTGGTAAAGTTAATGGCGGAAATGGGGCTTATATAAAAGGGAATGTCAGATTTGAATCTGATGACGTTTTATATATTGTAACTGGAGATGGGGGACAAGGAAATACACAATCAGGAACAGGCTATAATGGAGGAGGCAATGGCGGAAGTTCGCAAGGTGGTGGTGCAACACATCTCGCAAAAACTACTGGTGATGTGTTAAAAGTTACACCTGTAAATGATATCATCATGGTCGCCGGTGGTGGCGGAGGGGGTGGCTGCGGTTCCAACTGGGGTACTAACTATCCTCATGGTGGTTCTGCCGGATATCCTAGCGGTTCTAATGGAACTGTTCTTCAATTTGACGGTTCTACCGTTGCCTCTGGCGGAGGTGGCGGAACTCAAGGTGCTGGTGGCGCTGGGTATTCAGCTGGAACATTTGGACAAGGTGGCGGTGGCGCTAACAATTCAGGAAGTGGCGGTGGTGGCTACTACGGAGGAGGTAGTGGTTATTTCTATTCAAGAGGTGGCTACCAAGGTTCTGGTGGCGGTGGAGGTTCATCTTTTGCTGCTTCTAACGTCACAGATCTTCAGTATACCACACACTCAGATATACAAGGTCATGCCAAACTCACCTACCTTGGCAGGGGCGCATAAACCTATATAGCAAAAACCCGCTAAAGGCATCTCATTTCGAGGTGCCGTTTATCAAAAAAAAAATATATCTGACAACCGACTAAAACAAAGTTTAGATGCCGAGCATAATCGTTCGGGTCGGGGCACTTCTTCGGAGGTGCCCTTTTTATATTTGGAAAGGAGAAACAATGAAGACTTCAATCACGAAGATCGAAGGAATCACTGGGTTTATCCAGGCGCATTCTAAGAACTACAAGAAACGTTCCAGTCGTGATGTGATTTATATTCCGGTCCATTTCACTGGTAACGAAAAGAAGGACACTGCAAAGAATAACGCGGCATATTATTCCAGATCTGATTCAAGAACTGCATCTGCACACATTTTCGTTGACGATAACGAGATCTGGCAGAGTGTCAGCATTAAAGACATCGCATACGCAGTTGGTACAAAAGGAAAGTATAGACACCCGAAATGTCGTAACGAGAACAGCGTAAGTGTCGAAATGTGCTGCACTGCCGGTAACTACAAAGTTAGCGAAGCCACCAAGAACAAGGCAGCAGGTGTTGTAGCATATCTGTGCATTATGCTTGGATATTCTGCAGACCAGGTTGACACCTATGTAATCAGACACTGGGATGTAACTGGTAAGGCCTGCCCCGCTCAGATGGTTGGGAATGGCAATGCTGAATGGCTCGCATTCAAGGATCTTGTACGAAAGAAGATCGTTGCCGCTACAGCTCCTCAGCAGCCTGCATTACCTCAGATTGATATTTCGCCTGTATTCAACGCAGCGTTCTACAGAGAAAGGTATATTGATCTGAGACCGTTTGACGATGCTACGTTGAAGCAGCACTTCCTGACCTGCGGTATGAACGAGTTCCGTCAGGCAAGTAAGAACTTCAATCCTTATGTATACAAGGAAAAGAATCCGGATCTGCAGCCTTTCATCGAGATGACATTCAAACCGGAAGAATGGAACATGCAGTACTATATGCATTATATTCAGTACGGCAGATTTGAAGGTCGGGTTTCGGCGTAAAATGATGAGGGGACTCAGAAATGGGTCTCCTCATTTTTTACAATTTGTCTAAAAATTTGCCCTCGTAAATTCTACATGTACTATAATAGGCTGAAAGGCACTAAACATTTTATTAAAAGGAGGAAATAATTATGTTTGAAAATGTTAGAAGGAGATTTGAAATTGGTAAGAGGAGTTTAGAAATCAGACAGGAATTTGATGATTTAGGATACGCATCTTTCCTTTGTATTCTCCGTGAGGACCAGTTGGTTCGTGCAATTGAACTTGCAGAGGAATTGTACGACTTAACTGTTGAGCTCAGGGAGATCTATAGAAAGAGCAAGGATCGTAAATCGATGAGGATTTGTGATGCTAACCTCTCTGAAATTGAGAAGGCTATATGGAACTTGAAACAGGATTATGAATTAGGATGTTATTGGCCTGCTAAGCAGAAATAAGGCTTTAGAGCCTGTGTAAGAAATTACATGGGCTCTAAATTTTTGCCTTCGTAATAATTACACGCACTATAATGCAGAGAGTTACTTATTAACTTTAGATTGAAAGGAGATTAATTATGAAGACATTTAGAACTATTATTGGAACTATGTTGGTAACAGTATTGGTAGGTATGATTGGATTAGGGATTTTCCTGGTCAGCGAAAGAATTGTAACTTTCGAAAAGAAGAGCGTTGATCACAATGCAGTGTTATTTATCGACGGCGAAGTCGCGTCTGAAAATAGCTGGAACGAAACATTAGGATATTCGGTAAAGCTTAATTTAAATGGCGAGGCTTACGTCGGTAAGTAACCTCTGCAGGGAGAGCACACGCTCTCTCTTTTTTCTCAAGAATTACATGCTCTGTAATAAGGAGGTGAACGACTATGGGAATTTCAAGAGAACTTTTAAAACAGATAGCGGAGCTTTGGAATGAAGGCTACACTACAGGAGAGATTGCAAGGAAACTTAACATTCCTGAAGTAGTTGTTGTACGGGTTGTAAAAAGAGATTAAAGAATTAAGGGCTTGTGTATTTACACAGGCTCTCAATTTTTACATGCACTATAATGGAAACATTAAAGTTATATTTTCAAAGGAGGAAATAAATATGATTAAAATGATTATTTTTGGGTATTTGTTCTTTGGACTGGTGTATGTATTTGCGCATAGGAAAGAAATGGAACGAGAAATTATTGAAACAATGGAGGAGTTCGATAACAAGAATTATATTATGAAAAGGTATGCTGAACTTTATCCGTGGTTCAATAAAATTAGGTTCTATACCATGGTAACATGCGATTGGATTACATGGGGATACTGGTTCATATGGGATATTAGAATTATGTACTCTATACTTAGATTGAAGTTATATGTATTTAAGCTGAAACTGAAAAAGAAGTTACGTAAAAATGTTTCCAAAAGTTAGAGAGCTACATGCTCTCTTTCTTTTACGCGTAATAAAAACATGCATAATAATGGAAAATAAATAATTTTTGCATATCATGGAGGTACGCATTATGAAAACTTTGGAAACTATGAAGGAAGAAATTTTTAGATTCAGATGCAGCAGATGCAGGTCAAAGTTTGAAATGACAAAGCAGGAACGTGAAGAGAATGATTGGGAATACGGTGAACATAAAAAAGGAGGCCGTTACGATTATCCTCACAATCCAGTAGATCATTTCTATTGCCCTGTCTGCGGCAAAGTAGAGACAATGGATAGGCAAAGTATCCACAGGTATTTTATAATGGACAGTGGAAGGGAAGTGCAGGATTATTAAGATGATCCGAGGAAGGGCTTGTGTATTATTTACACAGGCTCTTTCTTTTACGCGTAATAAAAACATGCATAATAATGGAAACTTTGTTAACCCGTGTTTCATTTTAGAAGGAGGTAATGAATTATGTTGAAAAGATTTTGGAGCGCACCGTTAACTTGGGGATCCGTGATTACGGCGTATGTTGCCGCATCGATTGTATCGATCGGCGCTATCGTTGTATGGCTCGGCTACCCGCAGAAATGGTATGCTACGATCAAGAACAAGGTCGTTAGCAAATTTGCAAAATGAAGAAGAGCAAACAAGATTCAAGAATTAGGGAGGTAAACAAACTATGGAAGTAATTGGATTGGTTTTGATTATTTTGGGAGTTTCGCTTGTATTAGCGAGCAGATCCAAAAAGGACTGATTGTTACGGATGTAGGGGGTTTACACTCCCTATATTCTTTTTGCAATAATTACATGCTCTATAATGCAGTATAAACTTTATTTTAAAAGGAGGAAATGAATATGTTAAGATTTATGATGTTAGCAATGCCGTATGACTATGGTAAGATGGAGATTGATTCGAAGAAATCTAAGCAGACGTGCATGGCAGTTAAGAAACAGATGAAAGAGAACGGAATAAAAACAAGTAATTGTTCCGTTCGGTTGTCTGGCGGCTGTCGTTCGTATGTGTTTGAAGGGGTTTTAAAGAATGATAAAGATCTGGCTGAGGTATATCGGCTTGCGAAGGAATTCGAGATCGATTCAGTTAAATTCGAAGGCAACTTTTATGAAGACAGGTAAACTGTAAAAGCTAAGGGCTTATGCAAATGCATAGGCTCTTTCTTTTTATTAAGGAGGACTATACAATGGAAAAAACTTGGTTACAAAATGAACTTGAATCTTTGGATAGTATAATCAAAGAAATAATGGATGTCTGTAATTGTACTGAGGAGCAGGCGGAACATTTGTTAGCGAGATCTTATGCTATGGCTGATTATGTCATCGGAAATAGAGATGAGTAAAAAATACAAGTTCTTTAATAGGAACATGTAAATAAAGATTTTAATAAAAAGGAGGAAATGAATATGTTAAAGACTATCTTAAAGGTGTTGTTGGTGTTGGTACTTTGCGTACTGTGTCCACTAGTATTAGTTGGACTACTTGCTACGTTAGGAATCGCACTGCCCGTCGTTGGGATCGTTTTGCTCATATTCTTCCCGATCTTAATTGTCGGGATCGTTATTGGGCACTGTTCCAAGAAAAATAAATAAGAAGGCGGAGGCCATGCTGATATTTGTGCATGGTCTCTTAACTTTTGCAAGGAGGAAGTAATGGAAGCAAAGACAGATTATTTAAAGATTGGCATAGCAGAACGAGCCAGAACTTTAAAGATCGCAAGAGAATTAGGATATTCAAAGGAGGTGATCGAAGCAATTAAAAATGCAAAAACAACTGTCGAATTAGACAATATTATGTATGATGCAAGGAGAAATAAATGAATAAGGAGGACTTCATTAAACTAGTTAAGGACGAGGTAAATAAAGAATTTTCGCGAGAGACCTATTTTGTTGATGTCGAAGATCTTTCGTTTTTATGTGTAGTGGCGGTTAAGATTGTCATTTACTCTGATTTTAACTCTGCGTATTCTATTTTGCAGCAACTACCATACGAGCTAAAAGATAAAGACAATAAAATATCCGACATCAGACTGGTACTCAAAGCAATGCATGAAAAAGCAGATAATTACATTAATAATAATTCTGACTGGGATTTGTCGTTAAAACAATATTTATAGGAGGAAATGATTATGTGGGATAAATTCTTTTTCACTGATGAAATGGCAAATGAGGCAACTGAGAAGTTTGAGAAACTGGATGGCTTTTTAAAACATTACAGTGATACTTCGTTTGTTGGGATGCACCATTGGATATTTAGGTTTGGCGATGGGAGACATTCTCATGGCGCAAGCATTATTGCCGGCCCTAGTACATGCACTTGTGTTGGCCATCCATTTGAATTGGCGGTCGTATTCTTTCCTTTTGAAAAGGATGAGGATAACAAATACGATCTCGATTATGATACGGAAATCACAGATGATATTGTTGGTTGCCAGACATTTGAGGAAATCGTAGAGCTATTAGATCGTATTAAAAACTTGGATTGATTTAAAAAAAAGGAGGAAATTACAATGGTAATCATTTTATATTTGATTGTAGGTTTGTTATTCGCAATCTTAAATCATCGTACGGTAGCTGAACTCGTCGATGAACGGTCCAGAGACATACAAATGGACGAAGGATATGCAAATGCATTGATGCATGTCGCATTGATATCTTTAGCTCTTCTTTGGCCATTTTACGTAATAGCTTTTCTTATCAATTTTACCAAACATTTAATAAAAGGAGGAAATGAGAAATGAATAACGAAACAAAAATGTTACTGAAGGCTACGGGTTGTGTATGTAGTGTGATATCCTTTGTTGGGATCACTGCGTATTCAATTGCTACGACGAGAAAGCTGAACCGGCTGGCGAACAAGTTCGGTATCGCTGTTGATCAGATTGCGAAGGATACAAACATTGATATTCCGCAGGAGATCATCGATGAGGCAATGAACCAGGCTGTTCAGAAGGCAGCAGAGAAACAGGTACGGGTTGCAGCTACGGCGATCACCACATCTGTTTCAGCTGACATGCGGAAAGAGATCAAGACCCTGGTCGATGAGGCTTCCACAGATCTCAAGTCCGATGTGGAAAAGGAAATGAAGCGTCAGATTAAGAACGTTGATATTTCCGAGATCAAGAAGAACGCTATTAAAGAACTTAAAGAATCTGCTGAGAAGCGCATGAACGAAGAACTCGATAACATTATCGAAAAGCACAGCGATCAACTGGATTCTATAACCCGTATCTATAAGTCAATCGCGGATAAGATGGAGGACGACTAAGCATGGACAGTTATATTTTGGTATCACTTATTGGGGTAGCTATTGGATCTATCGTTTCTACACTGATGACAAGGATTGCTTATGATAAGAAATTAAATGAAATCGGTGGTGTCGACATTATTGATATTGTTGAGGACGGGATCCCTTATCAGCAGTGGCAGATCCATGTTAGCCAGGAAGCTATGAAGGAAATTAAAGATAATGATGTGATTGGTTTAAGAGTGAAAAGAATTAAAGGAGGGAATAAATAATGGGTGAAGAGCTGTATAAAAGTTTTGCAGTAAAGCTGCAGGGTAGATTGAAAGATGCAATCAACGGGCGGATATTTGTAGCGCCCTATCCGGAGTATGGGGTTGTACTCGTCAAGATCGTGTATGATTCCTTCTTCTTTACGCATCTGATCGGCAATATGGACGATAAGTTCCATACCGATAAGGATATGCTGAACAGCTGTTTCAATGAAACGCTGAAGTATTACAAGCGCTGCATCTTCTCTACGTACATTAAAGATTACGAAAAGAAGGCTAGCGACGGGAGCCAGGTATTCAGGATTCCTTATGAGGAGGCATGATCATGGCAAAGCTGAGTATCGATCAGAAGCGAGTTTATGTAATGAATGCTTATCCGGGTCTGGCTTGGCACAGAAAGGTTTCTATGATGCCATCTGAACAGATCTGTGCAATCTATACGTCAATCAAGAATCGTGAAGCGCTCAACAAAATGGATAGAACGCCGCCGTTCAGAGTCAAGGAAGAATCAGACGATTATCACCAAATTGATATTTGGGAATACATGTGCATTAAAAAAGGAGGTATGAGAAATGACAATTGAGGTAATCAAGGTATTCACAGCGGATAAGAAAAAAGAACTGGAGGAATACAAGCAGAAGTTTTTAAAGATTCTTGGCTTCCAGGCGAAGGTAAAATTCGGAGTTGATCCCACTGGATCCTATCCGAGACATGTCCAGGTCTATACGGTCTACTTGGAACGTCAGGAAGAGATCGCGAAGTACAGAAAAGCACATAACGAGGGGAGAATCTGATCATGCCGAGGAAGTACGTAAGAAAAACCGATCGTGCCAGAGCCAATAACACCAATACGTATGTATATGGGAGCGCTGAGAACCAGATATTTCAGCTTGCTACGAAAGTCGAAGAGGTTAACGAGTTCATCAGAAATCTGAAAGGCGGTGAACATTTCGCAATCGAGGCAAGAAAATTTGATGGTGAATGGAGTTCGGAAATTATATTTGTACCGTTCACTGTTGAGAAGGTATATCCGAATTATGTATCCTGTATTGGGCCGACTGGAAGAAGGCAGGGATTTACATTTCAGGATGTATACTTTACCATGCATAACAAGACTTTTAAACCGCTGGCTGGTGAAAGATGAAAGGAGAAGAATAAAAATGGCTAAAACAAAGCATGAAGAAACTATCAATTTATACTGCGAAACTTGCAAGCATCGCGGGACTGATATTTGCAAAAACTGCACAGAGGTATTTAATGAAGAAACCCAGCAGTATCTTATGCCGACAAAATATGTCCGTAATGAAGAAGAGCCAAAAATGCCTTGCACTATGTGCGAATATTACCTCGTAAACGCTCTTGACGATCCTTGCCGGGAATGCATTGAACATGCCTCTAGGATTAGTTCTACCGGGGAACGTGTATACGAGAACTTTGTTCCCAAACGTGAAGGACTTGGTGCAGGTAATAAAAAAGACAATGTCAATCATCCTTCCCATTACGAATTAACTTCGATCGAATGCATCCAGGCAATGACATTGATATTTGGAGAGGATGCTGTTGCGGATTTCTGTGCTTGTAATGCATTCAAGTACATGTGGAGATACAAGCATAAGAACGGCATGGAAGATCTGAAGAAGGCAGAACAGTATCTCAGTTATCTCGGGAAAATACAGGAAGACAATGAATTTAATTCCGGCAGCTTTGATCCCGAAATTTCCAACCGGTTAGTGAGTCTTCTGGAAGAGCTCATGAAAACTGAGCAATAAAAACATACTGTATAATGCAGTATAAACTTTATTTAGAACGGAGGTAATAAAAATGAGTGAAGATGTAAGGACATTGACAGAGTTTAACAATGAGTATGTAATCGAAAAGCTTGAGGAGCTGGATATTAACGATAAGGACTATGCAGCCAAAGCAAAGGTACTCGCTGAGCTCCAGAAGAACGCTATCGAAGCAGAGCGTGTTAATGTGAATCTTGCTATGGAAGACAAGAAGCTTGAGGCTTCAAATGTCAACGAAGGCAAGAAAGCAAGAAACGATCTGTGGCGTAACGTTGTTCAGGGAGCAGGAGTTGTAGTATCTCTGCTTGCGGTTGGTGCGTCCTTTCTCGTTGGTAGAAGAGCTACGAAGAATGAAGAGGATTATATTCACAATAACCGTGAAGGTCTTCAGACTTCAAACAGATTAATGAACTTCGCTAAGAAGTAAAGGTTAATCTGCAAAGCAAAAGAGGTTGTGTTGATATTTGCAACATGGCCTCTTAGCTTTTGCAATAATTACATACTCTATAATGCAGTAAAAATATATTTTAAAAGGAGGAAATGAAATGGAAACTGTTGATAACCGTACTTTTAAACAAAAGGTAAAGGATTTTGGAGTGAAGGCTCAGGACAAAGCTGAGAAAGCTTGGAATGGTGTAAAGGAGTTCTGTGAAGATCATCCGTTCGAAGCTATCGGACTTGCGTCTGTTGCGATTCCAGGTATTCTCCGATTGGGCAATAGTATTGTCCGCGGAAGTATCGAGAAGCGAGAGGACAAGAGAAGAGAGCTCGATGAGTATGATCCCAGAACTGGTGAGCACTGGTTCTTGCGCAGCAAACTGAGTACAAACCAGAAACTGGAGCTGGAAAGAAGGTACAGGAACGGGGAACCGAAAGGTGAAATCCTGAGAAGTATGAGAAAGCTGTAAACCGAAAGGGGTTGTGTTGATATTTAAACATAGCCCCTTAGTTTTTCAGATGGAGGTACTTATCTATGATACCTGATATTTTAGAAAAGGTCGTGCGGGAAGAAGCAGCAAAGGTGTTTGATTCCAATTGCTACGAAACTGTGATATTTAACGGAGGAAGAGGAACACTTGTTTTGTATGTGTATTTATGGGAAACTGATGGTGATGATTTTATGAATCCTCCGATCGATGGCACGATTGAACAGGTATTCCCGTATGAATGTATCCACGAAACAAATTTCAGAAAAAAGATCAGAGATGTATTAAAATACAAAAAAGATGACCTTGAAAAAAGACTATGGAAAAAGGAGAAAAAGCAGATATGAAAACAGAGTACAGAGAGTTGGTTAAGATTAACGTTGCAGCACTTAGAAAGGATATTGATCGTTGGTGTGCGGAGCATGAGACTTCCATGACAAAGCTCCTTGAAAGCAATGACATTTCAAGTTCGTTCTTTTCCACAGCAGTTCTTAAACACAATAGAGAACTTAAGGATAATGCGAATACTGATCTCGGAATCGTACGGGTTTCAAGATTTAAACGTATTTGCCAGGCTGCAGAACTGGATGATAAAAAATATGTTGTTATCGAGAAGCCTAAGCAGAAAGAACCGGAGAAGCCCGAAACAACTAATAAAGAAACAGAAGATCTTATAGCTTGCACGAATTTGTTGCTTGAAGTTATGCAGGCCAATCTTACCGAACTTAAGAAGGTAAGTAAGACAATGGACGCTGTTAAAGAAGAGCTGAAGCGGTGGAACGCGTAGGAGGAGCAGCGATGGGCATTAAGAAGGTAAGTATCAATCAAGTGCTTGACCAGATAAGAGGCGAGATAGAAGCATTACCAAAAACATATCCTTTCATGAATCATATTGACACCTATGTAAAAGAAGATGATGTCAAGAAGATTATAGACCATTATAAGGGAGAAAGCGAGGAAAAAGAAGATGAGCCAAATGATATTTAGAGTTCATGCAAACAGTGAGGCTGATGTAGATGAGCTGAACATTCTGTTGCAACAGGGTTGGACAGTAGCCAGAACGGTTCAATGGCCTTCTTTCGAATGGACCGATAAGACCTTTGAGAAGCACGTCTGCGAGCCTTGCGTGGATTATATTCTGGAAATCAAATGCGAGGCTATCGATTCCAAGAGTATTCGGGTTAAATCTGATGAACAACCCAAAGCTATCGATTTTGATATTGTACAGATCGACGACACAATGCACGATAGCTCTGTGAGGGGCTTATTGAGGTTCGACGATGGATCAACGGAATCAAGTTACTTTGATAGTATACCTGATGCCTGCGACTGGATAAAGCAGCATGGTCTTGATCCTGGGCTTCGAAAGGAGAAACCATGACAGAAAAAACTTTATATCTGTGTGATCCAAAGAAAAATAAGGAGTGTAGAAAGACGTGTTGCTACGCTGATAACAGACATCCGGAATACGGTGTGTGTAAATGGACACATGACAAAAGATATTCTAAAGATGGTAAGGAATACTATTACCACGAAGGACATCACAAAGTAATTCTCAAATAAGGAGGAAATAAACCAATGGGACAGATAAAAGAATACTTAACCTGGGCTGTTGATAAATTCCAGGAAACACCGGCCGCATACGATCTTCTGTTTGATTATGTATCTCGGAACATTAACAAACTCGGACCGGAATACAGTATCGAAGCTTATCTCGAAAACGAGAAAAAATATCCTGATCAGAAAGGCAACTCTTCCAATGGACAATAATATTCACGATATGCCATTTCTTATACCGTGTATTTATGCAGCAGTAGTAATCTTGTTGATTATACTTACTGTACCAGAAGAATCAGAGGATATTACGCTTGGGACCTATGAACCAGAGACGGTTCATGTCGAATATTTCGATGATATTCCGGTAGAAGAAACCGTCATGGAATCTGAGACAGAAACAATGGAAACAGAAACTGAAGAGGAGACTGTAGAAATGCCTTACATTTCAGATGAAGAGCTGGACCTTTTTGCAAAATGTGTTATGGCAGAAGCTGGTAATCAAGAAGAACTCGGTAAACGACTTGTCATTGATGTGATTCTGAATCGCGTAGATTGTGAGTTGTTTGCCGACCAGAATACTATTTCTGATGTGATATTTGCGAGGGGACAGTTCCAAGTCGTGAGTAATGGTACGATCTACAAGTATACACCAACGGATGATATTTACGATTTGATCCGGGAGGAACTTGTAAACAGAACGAATCAAGATGTCGTGTATTTCAGAACCGGTAAATACCATTCGGTGGGAAAACCTTATGATAAGGTAGGAGATCATTACTTTTCAACTTTGAAGGAGGGACTTGAATAATGAAAAATAGAACCAAATCAACAATTCTTATGGCAGCAGGCACGATCGGCTTTATCGCTACTGTGATATTTGCTGTTAAGAATACCCATGACAGAAAGCCGGAATACAACAAGTCTAAGGAATTTCTGAAAGACGGTGTTCTGGATAAAGATCTTGCTCCTATGCAGCGTGTTAAGAATGCTGGGGAGTTCGCTGTAGCTAACGCTAAGGATTATATTCCTACAGCAGTGGCCGGAGCGGCAACACTCGCATGCTTCTGGGGATCTCACAAGATCTCTGCAAAACAGATTGCTACGATCAGTGCGGCAGCAGGTGTCACAACGAAGCTGCTTAACGACTACAAACGAGAACTTGCGAATTATATTCCGAAGGAGAAACTCGATCAGGTCCGAGAAGCAGTTGCATGTAGACGTACTGTTAAGGATTCTATAGTTCTGAAAGGGAACGATGGAGATACACTGTTCTATGACGAATGGACAAATAGCTGGTTTCGTAGTTCACCGCTGGCAGTGCAGAATGCTATGTACAACCTGAATCGGAAGTTTGCAACGGACGGAACGTGCTTTCTTCTGGACTTCTATGGATATTTGGGTATTGCCCTTCCGGATATGGTGAACGGAATTGATTCGTCTGTTCTCGGATGGGACTGCGACTATCTGCATGAGGGTTGCTATTCGAACTGGATCGACTACCATATGACAAAAGTCGATGGACTGGAAGATGAAGAAGAGCATTATATTCTCGGATGGTACTGGAGCCCGATCGATGTAGAAGACGAGATTTATAGCTAAGAATAAAAATTACATATTCTATAATGAGTAAGAAACACTCTATTAACCGATAGAGTAGGGTGAACCGATTGAAAGGTTCTTTGTTACAGCAAACGAAAGGTGGGAAAGCTTGGGGTCATTCGTGACTGGTAATACCAAGGGGCAAGAGGCATGGTCGCCTATGCCGGATTCAATTGAGGAATCAGAGACGGAACAACCGTGTTAGAATAGGCACGGCTCTACTGTAAACTGAACACTTACTCTATTATTTTTCAAGGAGGATTTCAAGAATGGATGCCAGTTATCGCATTGTAGATTTTGAAAACTACTGCCCTTTGTGTAAATTCAAGGATCTCGAAGAGAATAAGGAACCTTGCGAGGAATGCCTGAGTACACCGATGCGGCAGTACAGCAGAAAACCGGAAAAATTCGAAGAGGCTGAGGAAAAAGGAAAAAAGAAATCCAAGAATGATATTCCGGAGAAAGGAAAGTAAAAAATACATACACTATAATGAGAGAACTTGTATAAGGACTGTGATGGTCCTGAACTATAGACGAGATCTAGTTGGTACATGTTCTCTCAAGTTTTGTCTTGTAAAAAGAAAGGAGAAAAAAAATGAAATTCATGGAGAACGTAAAGAAGTTCGGAAAGGATCTTGCTAAGGCAACTGACAAGAACTCACCGGCAATCCTTACTGGTATTGCTGTGGTTGGGCTTGTTACGACAGCCGTGCTGGCCTGGAAGGCAGCTCCGAAAGCGCAGAAGATCGTTGAGGAGCACAAGGAACGCGTTGATCGTCTCGGGGGTGACATCAGCGAAGAAGAGAAGAAAGAAGAAACCGTCGAAGTGATCAAAGAGATGGCACCGGTTGTAGCACCTCCAATCGTTATGGGCGCTGTTACTGCAGCATGTATCATCGGAAGTAATCACATCAGCACAAAGCGTATCGCAGCTCTGTCTGCAGCATACACCTTGGCTGAAAAAGGTTTCAGTGAGTATCAGGATAAGGTTCAGGATCTGATCGGTGAAAAAAAGGAAAAGAAAGTAACCGAAGCAATCGCTGAAGATCATCTCGCGAATCATCCTGTAACGGCCAGTAATGTGATCAACACCGGCAGAGGTAATGTTCTATTCTATGATGATGCATCTGATCGGTATTTCATGAGTTCCATTGACGCTGTATCCAGAGCCATTAAGACGATCTCTGATCGGCAGGAACTGGAGGAATGGATCGATTTGAATGAATTATATTTCGAATTAGATCTGAATGCTACAACTTCCGGGGACATTCTGGGCTTTAAGAGATCCGATGGCAAGATCGATATCGGTGATATTTCGAAAATCGCCGATGATGGGACGCCTTGTCGGGTTCTGAAGTTCGATCTGAGTCCGGATCCGTACATGTACTCGCATAAGTGCTGATCATGTGCGTAAAAAAATCATAGCGTATAATGAGACGAAAAAGTCTTTCATTCACACAAAAATTAAAAGGAGGAAATTAAAGATGAGTGAAGAGATTAGAAATGAAGAAGTTGAGGTAAAGGAAACTGAGAACGTTGAGAAGCCTGAGGTGGTTAAGACACCTTTCTGGAAGAAACGTGGAGTTCAGATCGCTACCGGAGCTGTTGCAGGACTTGCAGCAGTCGGAGGTATCGCATTTGGACTGATCCGCGGTAAAGCCAAGAAGGGATCTGGCGCCGGCTCCATCGACGAGGATGTTGAAGACCTTGACATCTGAAAAGATGTGAAGATTTATCGGTTTTGAATCCGTTAAGGATTTGTTGAAGAAAGGAGTGAGTCTGGCGAAGAGGTTGTGTTTATATTTAAACATAGCCTCTTAGCTTTTGCTCCAAAATCAATAGCACTGGAGAAAGGATAACATAAAAAGGAGGTTAAAGATGAGCGATAACTACGAAAATTATCCCTCTAACAGTAACAAATCGAAACAAAAAGCTGCTGAAGAAAAGAAAGAAATCGTTCCTGTTGCAAAAGGCACGGTTCACAAAAAGACACTTGGAGACAAGGTCGCAGATGCTGTATTCAGCGAAGACGCGAAGACCGTAAAAGATTATGCGATCTGGGATGTGATCGTTCCGACGATTAAGAACGGAATCGCAGATCTGATCATCGGTGGTGTTCAGATGATGCTGTTCGGAGACGCTGGTGGCCGAAGAAGTAGCGGTGGCTCCTACAGTTCCAGAAGGAACGGCGGCCATGAAAACTATTCCGGATATTACACGACGACGTCCAATAACCAGAACAGAGGACGGGAACGTGTAAGAAACGGTAGATATTCTTATCCGATTCCGGAATTACCGGATCGTGCATCTGCTGAAAAGGTTCTCGATGGAATGGCAGAGACAATCGAAGATTACGGAGAAGCATCCGTAGCAGATCTGCTTGAGATGTGTGATATTCAGTCATCTTTTGTGGATCACAACTGGGGCTGGAGAGATGCCCGTGATATTACCTGCAGACGAACTCCCAGAGGCTACATCATCGATTGCGCAGAACCTATCTACTTAGATTAAAGAAAGGATGGTATTATATTATGAACATCAAAAGAACTTTTGGAAAAATCAAACTCGGAGCAAAGGAACACAGCCCTGAAATCCTGCTGGCGCTCGGTATTATATCCGGCGTAGCCGCAATTGTTACGGCATGCAGAGCTACCACGAAAGTGGAGCCGATCGTTGATAAGCACAACGAAAAAATGAAAGAACTGCACGAGGTTCCCGATGATCCGGAGCTCGAACGTACACCTGAAAAGAAAGAAGTTGTTAAGGTTTACACTTCTACAGCGCTGGAAGTTGCAAAGATCTATGCACCCGCAGCGGCACTGGAGGTTGTGTCTATCACATCCTTTCTTGCTTCTTATAAGATTCTTCATGCGCGTAATGTTGCGCTGGTATCCGCTTATACCCTGATCGATAAAGCGTTTAAGGATTATCGCAGCCGTGTAAGAGCTGAACTTGGCGAGCAGGCAGACCTGAAGTATCTGACCGGCGCAAAGGAAGAAGTTATCACCAAGAAGATCACTGATGAAAACGGTAAGACCAAGACCGTAAAGGAAACTGTTCTGACCGGTGGAGAGATCTCCGGCTACGATAAGTTCTTCGATGAAACAAATCCCAACTGGGTAAGAGATCCTGAGTCCAATCTGTGGTTTATTGTTCGGCAGCAGAACTGGGCCAATGACAAGTTCAAAGCGCAGGGATATTTGTTCCTGAACGATGTGTATGAGATGCTGGGCATGGAAAAGACCAAAGCCGGTCAGGTTGTCGGATGGATATTTGACAGTAAGGAAGATATCGGCGACAACTATATCGATTTCGGGATCGAAAAAGGTGATTCTGCAGCATGCAGGAGATTTATCAACGGGCTTGAACCTAGCGTTCTTCTGCATTTCAACGTTGACGGACCCATTCTGAACCGCTTGGTACGCGACGAGCATCTTCTTGCGGAGGTGTAATCATGAACAACGATATGAGCACCGCAAAGATCGCAGAAATGACAAAGGCTCTGGGTCCTGAAGAGCAGCGTGTAGTTGTTCGTGAGCTTCCTACAAATGTGATCGTACACGAATTGTGGGATCGGATCAATGAGCTGACAGAGTTCAAGAAGAACTTCGAAGAGCT